CTCAAAATTCTCATATCCACCATGGTCTTCAAAGAACGATATAAGAGTATTTGCTGATGTAGTATCTAAATCAACCCACTCAACTGACCACATCTCTTTAACAGTATTTATACCATCACCTGCTCGTTGCTGAAAACCATCACCAAGATCAGCAACAAGAGTTCTAGTTTGAGTACTTTTACTAGTTGCTCTTGTAGGAGTAAAATTTGGTAAAGTACCTGCCATTAATTATGCCCTCCTTGGAATTGCTTGATTTGGATTCAAAAGTCCACCAGGTCTTCGTTGATTAGCAATAACTTCTTTAATTCTATCTTCAACAGCACGAGAAACTTGTTTTGCCATCTTTCTATCATCTCTCTCATTACCACTGGTTCCTTGGTTATTTATAGTAATATTATTAACAACATTAACTTCACCGCTACCTCCAATTTTATTACCAGGGACAACTTGTCCAGTTTTTCCTGGAATAAATAATTCTGGACCACGTTCACCAACTATATATGGATTTCCTGCAATTGCTGTCCCACCAGTCTGTAATCCAGGAATATATGGTGTACCACCACCCAAAGAACCTCCAATTGAAGTTGCTAATAAACCTATTAATTCAGCAATTGCCCTATTTGCTAACATTTTACTAACATTTCTAAGAATATCTACGGTTAATTGCTTAAAAGATTCTTTAACATTTAAAGTTCCATCGATTAAAGCATCAAACATTCCCTCAAATCCTCTCTGAACTGTATCAAAGGCAGTAGTTAATGAGTTTCCAGCAGAATCTTCAAAAGAAAACTTAACTGCTCTATCCTCTCCAACTTCATTAAAAAGATTTCCAAACATTGAACCCATCTGGGTAATCTTATCTCCAAGTGGCATTATAGAAGAACCTTCTCCATAGAATGAGAATAATATATCTCCACCCATTCTCTGAGATAATTCATTTAGTCTTTTTGCTTGATTTTCATAATCTCTTAAGGATTGAGTATAAATACGTAATAACTCCATTCCTTCTGGTAGTTTCTGCGGTAGAAAATCAGCAGCTGTTAATGTTGATAAATCTTTACTTAAAGCTGACTCTTTTAAGAATGCGGACATTTGTTGTCGCATTTCTGCTTCTAAAACAATATGTTTTTGAATTAATTGATCTGCAACTGCTTGAACGTCGTTTAGGTTTTTAATTGCATTTGTTTGATCATTTATTGCTTTTGTTGTTGTTGTGATTTCTTTCTGCGCCTGAGCTAGTGGTGTGAATGAGGATGTTAATTCTCCAACAGCAACTCCGGCTTCTTCAGCATCTTGTCTAATCTCTGCCATTGCCTTTTGAAAAGCTTTCTTTGCCTTATCTAATCTTTCATGGTAAGTATCCCATTCAACTCTTGACCAGAATGTTACATCTGTTCTTTTGGCAGTTAGAACTGTGACACCTGCTGCTTTTGCTTTATCTGTTAAATCTATTTCTTTTGTCCAAATATCGTTAAGTTTTGAAACTTCTTTTTGATATCTTCTTGCTGCTTCTTCTGCTTGCTTTTGAAATTTTATCTGTTTTCTTAATCTATCTTCAACTTCATCTCCACCTGTTGAATCACCAATTAATCCACCAAGTGTAACAATCTTTCTTATAACATTAACAACCGTGTTTAGAATTGTACCTAGAAAATTCATAAATGGCTGTAGTGCTTTAATAACTTTATCTAAAATTCTAAGAAATGTTTTTAAAACATCAGCAGCAATTTCAAATAAGTGAAAAACTGGTTTTAATATTGGAAGTAATAGCTTAAAAGTATCCTTAATAACCATCCATGCAGCACCAAATAGTTCATAAACCTTAACTATCTTTGAAGCTATAAATTCTCTATTTCTATCAATAAAATCACTTATCTTATTTAACATACTAGCTAGTGGAGGAATAACTTTTGAACCTACAACTATGGCAAGTTTTTCAAGAGATGTTTTAATTGTTGTCATAGATCTAGAAAATGTTTTTGATTGCTTCTCAAACGCTTCTGCTGTTACACCAATTCCTCCCTTACTCATCTCTTGAAGAATGTCATTAAAATCTTTTGCCCCCTTATCACTAGTTAGAGCTAGAATGGCATTTAGTGCTTCAACACTTCCAAACAACTTAGACATTACTGCAACGTTACCGCCAGTTGCTTTCTTTATCTCATCTAAAAATCCTTTTAAACCTTTAGCTTTTAGCTCTATTGCATTAAACTTTATACCGAGATCTTCTGCCATTTTAGTTGCATCAGATCCTGGTTTTATCACATTACTAAAAGCTTGTTTTAAAGCAGTAACTGATTCTTTTGTTCTAATACCTTGTTTGGTTAGTGTGGCAATAGCTGAGAATAATTCTTGAGTATTAACACCTGCAGCAGATGCTATTGGAGATACTTTACCAATTGAACTTGCTAATTCTTCAAAAGTGGTTTTACCAGCTTTTACAGCAATAAACATTTGATCAAAAATAGATGTTATATTCTCTGCTTCTAATCCATAAGAATTCAAAACAGTGGTACCACCTTCAAGAGATGTAAAAGTTGTAGTTAAACCTGCGGCAGCTGCTTTTGCAGCTTCTGCTACAAATGCTACTGCTTTAGCTGGTTCAACTCCAGCTGAAATTGCCTGGTATAATGCATCTGTATTTTCTTTCGCTGATCCAAGTGCTGATGGCAAATCCAAGATTTGTTGTTTTAATTTTTCCATATCAACTGCACTTGTATCAACTAGAGTGGAAACATTAGCTAAAGACTTCTCAAACTCTCCATAGAGCTTAATCATATCTTTAGTACCTTTAATAAAAGCTGCACCAAAGATAGCTGCTGTAGCAGCAGCAATAGTCTTTGACATCTTCTTAAAAGCACCAGAAACCTTAGCAGTAGTATCAAGTGTTGCTTTCTCAAATTTCTTTAAATTAGAAATTCCTGGCTTACTATCTACTGAAATAATAAATTTTAGTTGTTGATTTGCCATGTTATTTTCTCACACTTTTTTTAGATTTATTTGTAATTACTTTCTCCTTCCTTGTTTTTTGGGATTCTCTTAAAGATGCTAAAATATAAATCATAATCTTTTCAAGGATATCCTTTCTTTCACTTAATCCCTCAACTCTAAGGATCTCAGTGATTGAGCAAAAGTTTGGAGATCCCATTCCAGAGAACATAAAATTCACATATTTATCAATTATTTCAAGAACTTCAAAATTTTCAGGAATTGCTTTAATAAATCCACACTTAATACAGTCTGGTGATTTTCCTGAATATTCTCTCTTTATCTCAATACATTCTTCACAGGTAATTTCTCGCTCCTTTGCATTTCTCCAAGAAGCGATTTCAATTAGTTTTTTACTTCTTTATCCGTTATGACATCATTCTTTAACTCAGCGGCCATGTTCATTATAAACGAAGCTAATTCTTGATCATGATCTGCAAGCAACTTCTTATTATCTTCGTCACACTTTAATGGTTTTCCTTTCTCATCTATAATTCCCTTCCAATCAAGTAATAGATTACTTGCAAAATTTCCGAACTCCTCTGGAGTTATTTCCAATGATTCGCTTGGAAGTTTATTAAAATCATAAATTGAGAGGGGACGAATTAGAAGTTCAATGGATTTGTCTTTTGGGTAGGTAAACCATTTTCCTTTAGAAATTTGTTTATTTATAACTTTCATTATACGATCTCCTTTTTAAAATATTTCTTCAATAAACGAGCTGTGGGGAGTCCGCATAATGTGCAGTTGGGAGGTTTTCCGCTCCCCATTGCTCTTGTTTCGATGCACTCTTTACAAGTAAACTTTCTCTTTGGATCAAAGTACCAAGAAAACCAGACCAACATTTCATATAGATCTGTCTCGCGTGCACCATCAATAAGTTTTCCAAGAGTCATTTTTCCATGACCTCCTTTCTTATTTATTACGGTGACTGTCTAGCTATTGGACCATTTCCTGTGATAGTAGCATCAAATGATACAACTGAGTTATTATCAGAAGTTATGGTTAGAGAGTCAATGATACAAGATGCATCAGGATCTTCAACAGTATCAATATAGTAGTAATTTGTTGAGTCCATATAAAATCTGAGATCTGTCAACTCAGTCCCTTCTTCAGCTGCTTGTAAGAACTGAAGCGCATAAATATCATCCAAATCCATCATACCACTAATTGATGCTGTCCAGGATTGCATACCTCTTGCAAACTTTGCCCACTCATCGCCAAAACTAGTAATGTCAATTGTCTCATTACCAATTGTCACACTCAGAGTACGCATTTTAGCAATATCATTGGTTCCAAGTTTAATTCTTGAATTGCGTCCTAAAATTTCTGACATGATTTTTACTCCTCTTAACTACTCAAACCAGGTTGAGTATATAGTATTGAAAAATTGAGCACAAACATACCTATTTGTTTTGTTGCTCCTCCGTAAGTTATAACTACATTTCCTAATATAGTATTAGATTTAAATGTAAAATCATCTGAATAAAGAAACTTCTCAAAATCTGCAATTAAATCATACATACTTTCATACGTATCATAACCATCATTCTCAACATAAGCATAAATTATTAGATTTAATCTTCTAAAAATTCCATTATCCATTAAGTCATCTTCAACAATATCTTCTAGTAACCACATTCCAGCAGAAGGTAGCATTGTAAATTCAGTTGGATCAAAAACTCCAACTCTAAACTCAACTAAATCACTATTATAACCTCTGGAGCTATTGAGTTTAGTTTTAATATCTAACTCAATTTGATTAATTATATCTTTTCTATCTAAATCCGCCATGCCCAATAGTCTCCTCATTTATAGTTTTGTAAAGAATTCTTTTTATTGTTGGAATGGATTTTGATATAGCAG